GGTGATACATTAACACAGGCAGAAGCAGATGCACTTCTCATTGAGCAGTGCAAGAAAGAGTTTCTACCTGCTCTTCGCAAAATACCTTTCTGGAGTGAAATGTCAGATGGAAAAAGAGGCGCTCTGCTCAGCTTTGCTTATAATCTCGGTGCTGGTTTCTACGGTGGCGATAACTTTAATACTATTACTAAACGCCTAAAGAATAAAGAATGGGATCTTGTGCCCGATGCTCTTTATCTCTATCGCAATCCTGGTTCTAATGTTGAAGCAGGTCTTGCTCGTAGAAGAAAAGCAGAAGGTGAAGCTTGGAAGAAAGGATAAATAGTTACAATCATAACTGATTCTTGATCTAATGATCTGAATCTACATAGTCCGAGCCACGATCCGTGACTTGGTGAATACTTTACTCTTAAACACACTTCGGTCTGTTTTGTTTAGTCAACACTAAGTCACGGATTTTCTATGTCTTATACACAAAGGGCGCTCGCTGCAGCGTCTGTGCTCTTACTTGGAGTGCCAACAGCAGCATTAGCTCACACAAACTCTATTGGATACGTTGGGGATGGGAATGGTGGAGTTACATTCTGGTATGGTAACTGGCATCCAGGCACCACGTTTAATGAAGGTACTTTAACACTACAAGGTATCAACGGAAATAACTTCTCAGCAACAACAGTCAACTGGACTTTACTTTCAGGAACAAGACCAGACGGGTTGATTGATGGCACAAACTATTTTACTTCTGATGGAACACAATTAGTTCCTTACGGTAGTAATAGTCAAGTATCGGGAGCTTGGCAGGGCGTAACATTTACTGGACTTGGTGCTGGCGATTATCAATTCACTTACAATGCTGCTGGATCACCAACAGTTAACTGGATGCCCATGGATAATGTTATCCTTTCCAGTACCGTAACTCTTACAGCAGCTGCTCTTTCTGGTGATGCTGATGGCGATGGTGTCAATGATTCAACTGGTCAACCAGTAACACCACCCACCCCACCAACTCCAACATTAGTTTCTTCTGCTGCAGGAGCACCTATTGTTACAACTTCATCCAGCAGCGGATCCAGAACTGTAACAAGCACACAAACCAGAAATGTAGTTGGCACTGATGCCAATGGCAACCAAACTCTATCACAGTATACTGATACAGTTACAACTACTATTCCTACAACCACAACAGTTACAACTACAACTCCAACAACTGTTGATACTTACAGCGACGGAAGCACAGTAACAACAAATGGCACAGCAACATCTTCATCATCAACTTCAGATGATAATGCTGGAACATCTGTAGTTACACAGGCAACCATTCCTGACTGGGTTAGAACTAGAACTTATGACGTGCAGAGAACTGCATATGCTCCTTCTGGTGCTGCTCCTACGGTAACACAAACACATAGATTTAATTCAACAGAGAATGGTGCTCAGCAGAAGGTCAATCATCATCTAACTACAGGTGTTACCACACCAACAGTTAGAACTGTAACTACAACTGCTGTATATACAAAGGTCTATACCAACGGTGCTCCTACTGTTGTTACGACTGATCCTTCAGTTATCACCTATGAGACCAGCACATCATACGCAGAGTATTATGCTTCCAGAGATTACTTTGGTCGCATTGATCAACTGGAAGTAATGGACAAAGTAAGTGATGGTATCAATGGTCTTCTCAATCATGAACCATCCAGAACAAAGCAAAAGTTTAGAGTATTTGATAACAATCGTTTTGTACAATCGTATAATGCAGATGGATACACTGCAGATGCTAAGATCTTCGGTGGTGGATTTGAGTTAGATCTATCAAAAGGATGGACTATTGGAGCCCAGTATAATCAAGTCAACGTAAACCTTGATGGTGTAGATTCAAAGACACGCCAGAAGAAAGATCACGTTGGTATCTTCAACACATTTCATGGCAATACGTTGTCACTCAATACTAATGCTGCCATTGCAAAAAACAAATACAACTACAATAGAACAGTTGAAGGTGTATTTGATAATGCAGGAGAGACACAGGGGCAAGAGTGGTGGGTATCAAATAGATTATATCTCCATGCTACCAAATGGTTGAAACCATTCGTAGGACACACTGTAAAGAATGTCCAGAGAGATGCTTATGTTGAAACAGGTGACATCAGATCAGCACGAGCAGTTGAAGAAGTCAATCAAACAACTCACGTTGGCGAAGCTGGTCTTAAAGTAGAGACACGTTTTGGTGGCAAGAAAAAGAATCTATTCGGTGTAAGTGTTGAAGGTGCATATGGAACTGATAATTCCTATGGTGCAAGTGCTTCGATCGACTACAATGAATTCCTATTTGTCGAAGGATCTCATGGAGTATCTGACGGTGTGACAACTAATTCTATTGCAGGAAAAGTTAAGTTTAGATTCTAATAAACCTAAATAACAAGGGTCGTCATTTAACGTAGACCAATGGAAAACAAAAGAGAAAAGTGCATGGGACAAGTTATTCGTATTGCCATCTTGAGTTGGTCTGCTGCTCTCCTAACCGCTAGCTATGCTGGTATGCTATCCAAGATGGATCCTACCTTTATTGCTACTGTCTTCACAGCATCTGCTGCCACGTTTGGTATTAACACGATGAAGAAAGGTGGTGAGGATGACGAGAAGAAAGAAGAGCCACGCAGAGAAGAAGTTGTAGAAGCTCCCCCAGAACCACCTGCTCCTGAAGCAGCAACTCTTGAAGAAAGAGTTGAAGTATTGGAAGGTCAAGTCCAACCTCGTACAGGTGGGGCGTGATGTCTAAATCAAAAAACAAAGGTAGCAATAATTCTGCTAAAAAACCAAAGCAGAATCAAGGAAATGCTACTGCCAAAAAAGCAAAAAACGGCGGAAAGAAAAAGTGAGGTATTATGCCACGAGAGTGGAACACTCCCATTAGGGAGCCTTGGAATCCTGTAATTAAAAAATGTCTGGATGCTGTCGATGAACACATGCGGCAGCATCTTAAGACAGGTGATGAATGGCATCTCTCTCAAGCAGAAGTATTAAGAAAGTATGTTAAAGATTTAAAGGTCTGGATACATAAACAAGAAGGATGGTGGAATGAATGAGAAAACTACTCACAGCATTAGGGTTATCATTAACATTAATCACTCCTGTGAGTGCTGAATCAATCAAAGCATCACATCCAGTAGTAAAAGATTACAGCTTATCAGCAATGGGTTGTATGATATTACTGGATTGTTACGAAGGAATAGAAAAAGTTTCACCAGACAAAGATTTTGGTGATAGATTTATTGTATTTAAAGATGAAATAAAACGAATATTAACTGCACTTGATAAACTTAATGTTGCAGTTTATATTGGTCATGAAAGATATTTCACACGAAGCACGTCGGGTCTTTACAAACCAGATTACAATCGGTTATTTATTAACAGAAATCTTTTAGATGATCCAAGAGAATTTCTTGGCACACTACGTCATGAAGGATGGCATGTTGTGCAAGATTGTATGGGTGGTGGTATAGAAACATCCTTTATGGCACAGGTGCATCAGGATAAAGAAATACCAGACTGGTTAAGAGATAGAGTTACAAGAATTTATAGTATTGCTGGGATGAGTCGTGCTGTTCCTTGGGAAGTAGATGCTAACTGGGCAGAGGAGCAATCAAATGTAACTGGCGAGAAGTTAGAGATGTGTGCTAAAGGTCCGTTATGGGAGCAGATTACTCCAACACCAATGACAAAAGAATGGTTGATTGGTTGTGGGTGGATGAAGCCGCAGGATGGTTTGCAACCATATTATCCAGATAAAAAGAAAACATATTGCACACCAGGCAAATACTAAATACTGCAGAGTTAAAATCAATCATGTTTATTGCAGCAAGAGAAGTATTTGGCGGTGAATATATTTACTTCCAAGATAATTTCAATGACTCTCCTAAATGGACGGCAGATAGAAAGGAAGCAATGAGATTTGAATCAGCAGAAGATGCTGTAACGAAATCAGATCGCACAGGTGTATATGTCGATGCCATCGTTGCTATTGAGGTGACAGAATGAAACAAGTAGCACTTGCATTATCAATCGTTAGTTTGGGTATCAGTGGAGCACTATGTTATGGTGCTTATGTAACCTATCAAAAAGCACAGAAGATTCTGGAGAATCCAGAAGAGTTTGTAGGTGCTGTGGTAGAGAAGCAAGTCAACAAAGCATTTGATAAACTACCTATTCCTAAACTAAATACAGAGAAGTTTAAACTTTTCTAACTCATGGCTGACAAAGATCCCTATATCTATAGAATACGTTCAGTGCATAAGGTGGTAGATGGCGACACTATTGATGCTGATATTGACTTGGGTTTTGATATCTCCCTTACTAAGCGAATTCGTCTTGCTGGTGTCGATACCCCAGAGAGCCGCACAACTGATGCGAAAGAGAAAGCACTTGGGTTGGAAGTCAAGGAGTGGCTCAAGCATAGATTAGATGGTGCCAAAGATATTCTAATCAAGACAGAGTTACCTGATAGCACAGAGAAGTATGGTCGTATCATCGGTCATCTGTATATCAATAGCGAAGCAACATCCATTAACAATCAAATGATTGCTGAAGGATATGCTTGGGAATATGATGGCGGCACGAAGAAAAAAGATTTCGCTCTTCTAGAATCAAAAAGAAAGGCGAGCAGATAATTTTTTAGCAATCTTTTTAGCAGGGGCAAACAGAGGCTTGAATCTCTTTTGCCCCTCTTTTGTAAACTTGTCACTTACGACATCATCGATAATAATTTTGTTTTCTGTTTCGTAGAAAGCATTAGTTTCTACTTGTGCTCTAATATAATTCTCTACGTTATCTGTAGAGTCAATTAACTTTGTGCCATCAGCAGAATACTCAAAGATATCTACGGTGCCAGCATCAGTCATGACGTAATGTAATACTGGTTTAACTTGTTTGAGTTTGATTTTAAATTTATTCTTTGCCGCTTCACGTATCAATGGCTCAGCGGCATTCTTTACCATGTTTAAGGCGATGCCAGAGACCATCGTAGTGGCAGTCGTCACAACTGCTACAGCGCCCGCTGTGGCGACCACAGAGGGGTCTGGGAGGTCGATATTCATCCCAGCAATCTGAATGCTTGGTTTCTCTGCTGGTATCTCTGCCTTTGTTACGGGTGGTGGTGTAGATGCTTGCACCAATTGCTGAGGCACTTCTGGTGGTTTACTATCTGGTAGTCCTCTATTTTTCTGCTGCTCTTCTGCTGCTTGCTTATCACGCTCTGCTCTTACAGCAGCATCAAACTCTTCCTGTGTTGGCACATCAATCACAGGATATTTAATTGATGGGTCTGGTGCTTGAAACACAGGCAGTGCAAGACCTTTGACTACTGGCACCTCTACACTTTTGGTGACTGGAGGATTGATAGTTGGTATAACGCTTGGTCCGTTGATGCCTATATTTGATACGTTAATCGGTTTATTTCCGATTGTCGGTATTGAATTAGAATTAATTTGGTCTATTGGCATTGACTACTGCCTCAACCTTCGGATATCTAACAACGACATCAGCACATACTTTGTAGTATGGACTATCTGGATGGAATGTAATTCCACCTTTGATTGCTTCGCCGCATTTTAATAATCTAACTAATTCAAAATCCAAACGTGCTTTGTCTGCTTCTACGTTTTGTCTTCTAATTTCTGATTTTGCTCTTTCTTTACATAACTCTTGTAGAGATCCATCGAGCGGGAAGTTAAATCCTAAACTCACACCAGCATTACCGCTATAAGATTTAAATGTTTCTGGATCATCATTGCCGTTGCCTGTTGCCAAGACAAACGGAGCAAAGCTCATTGTCGGTCCTTGGCAACTAACTCCAGCACCAAACGTGTTGACGGCATATGGACCCTGTAGGACTTGGACCGCTTGGTTTGTAACGTTTCCAGTAGCAGAAGCAGAAGGACCAGCGATATTAGTATTACTAGGAGCTGTTTGAGCCACTGCAGGCGATACATATAAACCTACTGCGTAAAGACAGATACAGAGTTTGTGGTAGATTGAGTTTCTGTGGTGCGATCGATCCATGTTTCTTTTGCCACTCCAGGTCCGAGATAAGTTTCACTGAACTGGAATGGAGCACCTTGAGTCATAATACTGTAGTTTGCTCCCTGTTGAGGAGTGCCAGGAATGTTAATATTAGTTCCAGTCACAGTGTATGATGTGCCAGTTGTATATTCAACTTGACGAATAGTTTCTATAATCTTTGTAGTCGATTCGGTCGTTGCCGTGATGGTGCCTCTGGTAAAATTAGGCACAACAGATTCCGCTAGGGCAGCATGATGAAACCCTAGCAGGAATAACCCTGCTAGGATTCTTCTCATTTGAATACGCTCAATTCGATACTACGTTGTGCTGTAGCAGTGGTGCCAGGACCACCAGCAGTAACAGTAGGCACACCAGTAGGTGATAACGTACCCGCAAGAGTGCCTTTGTCTCCTGCTAACTGGGTAACACTATCTCCATACAGGTTGGGCGAAGCAATTGCTCCAGCACTAACCGACTGAGTAGTGACTGGTGTATCAGCAGCATTGATGCTTTCTGAAAAGCTAAATGCTTGACCAGCAGTATTGATTGAGTATGTTCCAGCACCAGCAACACCGCCAAATGCGGATGATTGAATGTTGGTTCCTGAAACGGAGTATGATGCTCCAATCCTTGTAGATTGAACCGCAGCGCCCTGTACACCTAATTGAACAGAATCAGTGATTTTGGATGTAATTTCAGCAGCACTTACAGGAGTAACAAAGAATAACGAAGAGATTAAAAGTAATCTTTTCATTGTTCTTTTTGGGTATAAGATAACCATTGTTATTTATGCAGCTTGACACCTTGATAAATATCTGATATTATGTTAAGACCTGCTACCGAAAGGGGCAGGTTTCGCATTATGAGAAAGTGATGTGACAATTAGAGCCCAGGAGATTGCCCCCCGAGAGGGGGGAAGTGCGCTTTCTCTATTGGGATGTAGAGTTCAATCAATTTAAATGCAACAATTCCTTACAGTAACCCTGCCTCTCCTGGCATCGGTTACAACCACAACGGCAACGATGCCATTGTTTCCACCTCCTCCTGTCCAGGGTCCACCCCCATTTGCTATCATTAAGGAGTTTGAAACAAAGACAGCGACCAAAGAGGTTGCTCCCGAAAAACCAAAAGAGAAAAGGTTAATTTGTAAAGGGTGTTCACAACATGAAAACCTTGCCTTGGATTATTTCCAAGACAGAGGTATTAAAGACAGAAACGCCCTTGCTACTATCATGGGCAATATTAAACAAGAGTCTACTTTTGTTCCTAATATTTGTGAAGGTGGTAGCAGGACCAGTTATCATAGTTGCTACGGCGGTTATGGTCTGATCCAATGGACATCTGCCAATCGTTATCATGGATTGGGTGATTTTGCTAGAAAGTATGGTGGTTCGCCATCATCACTTGAGACGCAACTTCGTTATCTAACTAATGAAGTTCAATGGAAAGAGATTGAGGAGAAGATGAAAACTCCTGGCAAATCAATCTCTCGCTATATGAACTATGCGTACAGTTGGATTGGTTGGGGTATTCATGGTGCCCGTACAGATTATGCCTATGAGTATGCCAACAAACTGATTACGGTAGAAGTTTAACAACCGAATAAATACGGGGGAGTGCTGCAGAACTCCCCTATGTTTAACTTCGGTAAGAAGAAACCTGATATAAAACAATACGCTATACTTGCAGTAATATTATCATCTATTATTGCAGCACTCTCACAATGCACAGGAGTATCTGAAGATGGATTATGGGATTTACTGGATGAAATTCAAAGAAAATATTTCCCACAAACTATGCTTAATGAGTTTATACTTAAAGATCCTGAGAAACTAAACAGAAGAATAACGAGAGATGTAGACAAAGCAGTAGATGATTACTGGAGACAATCTGGATTATCAAAAGCAGAGGTATCAAAACCTCGCTATATAGAAGAAGCAAACAACGAATCGATATGCTATACTGAAGAGTGTAAATCACTCGCACCACCTATGAGACTCTGTGCTCCTTGGCTTGACAACTGCCCAAAGCAGTGATATAATACATACATGTCTCGGTAGCTCAGCGGATAGAGCATCTGCCTTCTAAGCAGTTGGTCGCTGGTTCGATCCCAGCCCGAGACGCCAGGGCGATTAACTCAGCGGTAGAGTGGCCTCCTTACAAGTGGTAAGTCACTGGTTCGATTCCAGTATCGCCCATATTAAACTATGAATACATATTACATTTCAATGGCAGCAATCGCTGCTATCGTATACATTCTTTGGCAAGACCCGAATGTGCCTAAGTTTGTTAATTTGATGACTCAGCTAGCAAGAATTAAAGTCATCACATTTTTTATGAAGATTAAAATGAAGCGACAACTTGATAAAGATTATAATGATATGCAAAAAGCAATGAAAGAATGGATGAAAGAAAATGGCAAGGATCAGATGTAACGCTTGTGGAGTAGAGTTAGAAGTAACACAAGCAAATAAAAGTAAAGCATGTAGTTGCGATAATCACACTTTATTGAGATTAGATAGAAGTGGTATGCCTATCATTTCTGGCAATGACTTGTCTGTTATTACTGGTATTGATGGAGTCGGTAAACCGAAAGAAAAAAAGATTGACACACAATCAGTATCAGGTTATACTAAGAGGATACCAAGAAAAATGGAGTTTGAAATCCGTTAGGAAGTGTGGCAGAGCGGTTTAATGCAGGGGATTGCTAATCCCCCGATGTCTTTTTGCGGGCATCCGTTGGTTCAAATCCAACCACTTCCGTTTCTTAACCTACTCTTAGTTGACTAAATCTAAAGAGTATGTTAAGATACTTCAGCCTTAAACGGCATGTCGTTTAATATAAATTTTTATGAAACTCAAACAACTGATGCTTGCACCCGTTGCTCTGGGTATGGTTGCTCCTGTTGCTGCGAATGCCGCAGACCTTAACATGGCAGCAGTCAACCAGTATACTTCCTCGGAACAAGTCTCAAGCATCAAACAACTTTCTGATGTCCAACCTACGGATTGGGCTTATCAGGCACTCAGCAATCTTGTTGAGCGTTATGGTTGC